CCCGAGAATTATCTCGAGGTATCTCCGACCGGGAACTTCGAGGTCGAGTCGAACGTCCCGGTCTCCGTAACGGTCGAAAAAGAAAAACCGACTTCGGGATATCCGATCTCGATCGATCCTTCGGACGTAATAATAAACCCGGTCTCTTACGACTTCTTTAACCGGAAGGATCTTCGATCGGTCTTATCCGCGACGAAGATTAAGGAGTCCTTCGGATATCTCGAAACGATTACCTTCTGGGGATCGACGATCCTTTCCCGCCTTAATAAAGTCGAGGCGGAGATCTTCTCGGACGTCCTCCGGGATATCGCGCAACTACTCTCGGATTCCGATAAAAAGTCGGATAATTATTATCCGAAGTCTTAAGATTCTTTATATTCGCGAACCCTTAATCCCTTAAAAAAATGAAGAAGACCTTAACCCCTTATCCCTTCTCGATCTTCGATAAGATCTCGAAGGACGATCTCCGGGAGATCCTCGAGATCCTCCGGGAAGAAGTCGATTTCGATATCGAATCGATCTTCGAAGAAACGGTAAACGATATCGCGTTTATTGCCGGGAAGGAAGATAAACGGAAACTCGTTAAAGATCTCGAGTCCCGTTGGTACTCCTCCCTCGAATCCGGAGAACCAGATTCCGAAGTTTATTACTCGATCGATTACCTTCCGAACCTCTGGTCCTGCTGGGCGATTTACCTCCGTAATTATCTCCGATCCCTTAAGTCTCCGAAAGGTATCCCGGCGGATCTCTTTAACGAATCGAGGTCGGTATTAAAGGAGATCGGATCGGTAAAAAAAGTCGTCGATCTCGGGAACGGTATCGGATACTCGACCGCCCTTATTAAGGAACTCTTCCCCGGGGCGCACGTCTTCGCGACGAACTTCGAGGGAAGTCCGCAGTTTAAGATAGGGGAGGCGATCGCGGAGACTTACAGATTTACTCTCCTCCCGGAGGAAGAGTCGAAGAAGATAGGGAAGGCGGAGGTCGTATTCGCCCTCGATTATTTCGAGCACTTTAAGGTGCCGATCGACGAACTCGACGAGGTAATCGAAACCTTCTCTCCGGATTACCTTATTACGGCGAACGCGTTCGGGACTCGATCGATAGGACACTTCGAGACGTATCGATACGGATCGGAGATATTAACCGGGAGTAAGATCTCTCGGAAGTTTAACGATCGTCTCCGGTCTCTCGGATACGAAAAACTCGAAACCCGGATCTGGAACGACCGTCCCTCCGTCTGGAAACGTAAACCCGTAACCCTTAAACCGCTATGACGAAAAAGAACCTTCCGACCCTCTTCGACCTCGACGAGTTCGAACGCTGGCGAGATACCTGGAACGGGATGCCGACCTTTAATCAGAAGGACTTAACCTCCTTTAAGTCGATAATCGTCCACTTCGCGACCGAATCGGATTACCGGGAGTTCGGGAAGTTAGTCGGTCAGAAACTTACGTATAAGACTCGATCGATCTGGTATCCCGAAGCCGAAATCGGTCGAATGATGGATAAACTTATCGTCTCCGATCTCCCGGATCTTCCTCCCGCGAATCCCGTTTATACCGACTCCGATCGTCCTTCGGTAATTCCGACGGCGAAGGATTACGAAATCGTAAACGAACCGGATCCGGACGAACCGGAAGAAGAGGAACCGGGGGATAATCCTACCGGGGACGACTTCGACGAACTTATTAAACGCGGAATAATATGAACCCCTCCTTTCCGATTTATATCGTATCGAAGGGACGGCACGAGTCGAGACTTACTTCGAAGACTCTCGAACGTCTCCGGATCCCTTACTTTATCGTCGTCGAAGAATCCGAGTTCGACCTTTACGCGTCCGTAATCGACCGGAAGAAGATCCTTATCCTCGACGAGAGATTTAAGGACGAATACGAAACCTGCGACGATTACGGATCGACCCGGAGTAAACTTTCCGGTCCAGCACGGAACTTCGCCTGGGACGACTCGATCCGGAGGGGATTCGCCTGGCACTGGCTTATCGACGATAATATCGACGGATTCTTTCGACTCTTCGATAATATAAAGACCCCGGTCGGAGACGGGACGATCTTCCGAGTTATGGAAGACTTCGTTCTCCGATACCGAAACGTCGCGATGGCTGGCCCTAATTACTTTATGTTCGCCTCCCGGAAGTCGAAACTTCCTCCCTTCGTCCTTAATACCCGGATTTACTCCTGTAACCTTATCCGGAACGACGTTCCCTTCCGCTGGCGGGGAAGACTTAACGAGGATACGATCCTCTCCCTCGACTTACTTAAAGCCGGATGGTGCACGGTACTCTTTAACGCGTTCCTTCAGTTAAAGATGACGACCCAGACCCTTAAGGGAGGGAATACGGAATTTTACCGATCGGTCGGAACCCTCGAAAAATCGAAACTCCTCGTCGATACGCACCCGGACGTCGCCCGGATTTCGTATAAGTTTAACCGGTGGCACCACCACGTCGATTACCGTCCGTTCCGGAATAACCGTCTCGAACTCCGGGAAGGAGTAAAGATCGAACCGGGAGTAAACGATTACGGTATGAAGGTAAAATATATCGAAAAAGAGAGGTCGGAAGACGTATCCTCCGACCTCGATAAAAACCCTTAATCGCGCCAATAAAAATGAATCGACCGAAATTACGAATAACTTCCGAAGAACTCTTCGGAGATCCGAACCGTCGGAGATTTTCGACGATAAAGGACGACTTTAATCCGACCGAAATCGGATTCCTCGTCGAGAATCTTAATCGACGGGGAGACCTTAACCTCGATCCGGACTCCTTAAACCTCGCCTCGATTAATGCTTTAATCGAAATCCTCTCGAAGATCGAGGACGACTTTACGGAGACCGGGAGGATCCTCTCTCTCTTAATTCGCGTTAAACTTAAAAACCCTTAAACCCTTAAAAACCTATGAAAAACGAAACTCTCTTATCCGAGTATCTTAACCGGGAAACCGATTACTCGAAATCCTCCGTCGAAAAAGTCTCCGGTATTATCGTAACGGAGTTCAAACTCGGGAACCTCGATCCGATCCGATTCCTCGGGAAACTCGAGTTCCTTTCGCAAGTAATCGAGAAGGCGAAATCCGAGATCCGGGAGAAGACCCTCGAAGAACTCGAGAAGTACGGATCCGAAGCGAAATCCGGAATAAAGAAGGACGGGATTACCTTTAAGATAAAGGAAGTCGGAGTCCGATACGATTATTCCGCGACCCCCCTCTGGGTCGATAAAAAGTCCGATATCGATAAACTCTCAGAAGAACTTAAGTCGATCGAGGCGACCTTAAAGACCTTAAAGGCGAAGACGACGACCCTCGACGAATCGACCGGGGAACTTATCGAACTCCTCCCTCCGATTAAGACTTCGAAGACTTCCGTCGAAATATCTCTTCCGAAGTAAACCGATAAAAATTATCCGTATATTTACGAACCCTTAAAAACCCTTAAAAAAAATGGACTCTTTAACGAAACCCGGAACCGGAACTCCGATCGAACTCGAGAAAATCCGGACTTATCTTCAGACCCTTAACTTAACGACGAACTTAACCCCGGCGGAGGAGAAACAGTTTATCGAGATCGCGCAGGCGTTCGGATTAAACCCCTTTAAGAGGGAGATTTACGCGTCGAAGTACGGAACCTCCTTCTCGATTATCGTCGGATTCGAGACGTATATTAAACGGGCGGAGAGATCCGGACGACTCTCCGGTTGGAACGTCCGTACCGAAGGCGATATAAATTACTCCGATATCGCGAAATCCCGGATAAAGGCGATTATTACGATATATCGGAAGGACTGGGGACACCCGTTCGTTCACGAAGTTTGGTTCGAGGAGTACGCGCAGAAGACGAAGGACGGATATCTTAATAAGTTCTGGCGGGAGAAACCCCTTACGATGATAAAGAAGGTCGCGATGGCCCAAGGATTTCGTCTCTGCTTCTCCGACGAACTCGGGGGATTACCTTATACCTCCGAAGAGATCGGAGTCTTTACCGACTCTCTCGACGTAACGACGACCTTTACTCCGGCGAGTAATTCGACTCCTTCCCCGGCGATTCCTTCCGCGGTAACTCCGGAACCGAAACCCGAAAAACCGAAGAAGGAGAAGAAGAAGGTCGAGAAGATCGAGAAGGACGACGATTCCTTTACTCCGGCGGAACCTACGGAACCGACCGATCTTACGAAGGAGTTCGAAAGGATCTCTTCGGAGATCGATAAAGCCGAAACGATCGAGGATCTTAAGAGGATTTATCAGGAGAACGTCGGTTGGTCGAAGGACGGCGAGTTCCTCGGACGTCTCTCCGTTAAACGGAAGGAGATCGAATATAAGGAGGAAGAACTTCGCCGTCGTAAACTCGAGGAACCTCCCCTCGAAGTAAAAATCGAACTCGAATCCCGTCCCGCGAATAAAGACGGAGAACTCTTTTAAGACCTATGACGACCGAATCCCTTAAACTCGAAATAAAGTCGAAGTTCCGGACGATCTCCCGTTTCGCGGAGATCTCCGGGATTCCGGAACGCGATATCCGATATCTCCTTTCCGGTAAAATGTCCTCCTCCCGTTCCCTCTCCTTCGAAAGAGAACTCCGGAGATTATCCCGGTCGATTAAGGAATTACCGGATCCTCGATTTATTACCGATTACGACCGGGAAACGATCCGCGGATTTATCGCGTTAAACTTCCGATCGATCCGTCGATTCTCGAACGAGTTCCCGGAGTTCTCCGTTTCGTTCGTTTCGAATATCGTTACCGGGAGAAGGAAGTTAAGGACGGAGAGATTCGAGAAACTTCGGAGGATCCTCTCGGAAGCGCACTTCGAGAGGAGACTTAAAAAACCTCTCCCGCTATGAAAAAGAACCCGAAGAACTCCCGGACGCGACCTCCCGCGTTCCAGTTCTACGCGATGGACTGGCTTACCGACCCCGCCCTCCGACTCTGCGATCCCGCGACCCGGGGAGTCTGGATCGACCTCCTCTGTTATATGTTCCTATCCTCCGAACCCGGATTCCTTATCGTAAACGGGAACCCGTTAAACGAGGATACGATCCGGAAGTTTACGGGACTCGACTTAAAGACCTTCTCGAAAGTCTTCTCCGAACTTACGGACTTCGGTATCCTCCGGAAGGACGAGAGGGATATTTATTACTCGAAGAGAATGGTCGAAGACGAACGACTCCGGGAGTTCCGCCGTGAATCCGGTAAACTCGGAGGGAACCCGAACCTTAAGAAGGAAGTTAAGGAGGAGGTTAAGGAGGAGGTTAAGTATAAGGTTAAGCGAAATCGAACCCCTTCTTCTTCCTCTTCTTCTTCTTCTTCTTTAATAAATAAAAATATAAATAAAGGGGAGGATTTCGAGGTCTTATCTCACGTCTTTATCGAAACGATCCGGAAGGAACTCCCGAACGTATCGAAACTCCGGGAGCAATTATCCGAAGAGGAGGCGAATAAACTCGAATCCGAGTTCGGGATCGATCCCGTCCTCGAGATCCTCCGATCGATGGAGAATTACGCGAAACTCCCGAAGACTTACGTCTCCGTTTACTTAACCGCCTCGAATTGGCTTAAAAAAAGAAAAAATGACCTCGATAATAAAAACTCCGGAACCTCCGGTCGTCCGGGAAGACCTTCTTTCGAAGACGCACTTCGAAATTTCTAACGGATCCGAGATTATCCGGGCGATCTACGGAACGAAGATCCGCGATCTCGATCCGACGAACGACGAACCGATTAAAGCCGTCCTTCGATACGTCTTTACGTTAATCGGTCTCCGCCCGGAATATATCCCGGACGAGATCCAGAAGGCTGTAATAATCGACTTTATCCGGAAGGATCTTAAGAACTACGGACTCGAGGAGATTCCGATCGCGTTCCGGAAGGCGATAAAGGGAGATCTCGGGATCGACCCGAACCATTACCAGACTTTTTCGCCTTTATACCTCGCCGGAATTATCTCCGCGTACTCCTCCGAACGGGCGACCGCCTTAAAAAATTACCTCCGGAAGATCGAAGAGGAGGAACGTAAAAAAGAAAAACCTATGACCGAAGCCGAAAAAAAAGAGATTCACGATCACTGGATCCGCGAAGGAATCCTTAAACCTTATCTTTACTTCCTTAAGACCGGATCCCTTACCTTCGGGATTACCCCTTACTCGATCTTATACCGATCTCTCGAAAAAGAACTCGGATTCCTTAAACTCTCCCCGGAAGAAAAACGGGAGGTCTTCGAGGAAGCGAAAATCGAAGTCGCGAAGGAGATCGAAAGGAAGAAGGACGTTAATACGGTCCAGGACTTTCGGGATCTTCGTCGATTAAAGGAGATTATCGAGGAGAAGGGAATCGAAGACGGGGCGAAGGATCGTATCGTCTCGAAATGTTACGAAATATCCGTTCGCCGTTTCTTCGAGGAGGCGAAACGAACCGGAAGAGACCTCGAAACCGAAATCGAAACTTATCTTAAAAACCTTAAAAACCCTTAAAAACCCCAAAAAAAATGAACCGACTCTTTATTCTCGGAAACCTCGGATCCGAACCCGAAGTAAAAAAGTTCGAAGGAAACTCCGCGGTCGCGAACCTTTCGGTCGCCGTATCGGAGACGACGAAGGACGCGAACGGAAACCGCGTTAAGACGACCGAATGGTTTAAGTGCGTCTGCTTTAACTCCCTCGCCGTCTTCGTCGAGAGGCACGTCCGGAAAGGTGCGAAAGTCCTTATCGAAGGACGGATCCGGTCTCGGACTTATACCGACCGGAACGGAAACGAAAAATCCGTCTCGGAAGTCCTCGTCGATCGTCTCGAACTCCTTACTTGGGAAACTCCCGCCCCGGGGAATAATCCGGTAAACTTTAACCGCGATAATTCCTGGTAATCGATTATGGAAACGAACCTCGAAAAATCCGATTGGATAATCGACCTTAAGGGATACTTCCCGGAGACCGTAAAGGAATCCTTCTCCGGGGAATACTTTACCGATCTCGTTTACGGGACTCGGACGATAAACTTTACCGGGACGAAGGACGAACTCGACTCTTATATCGAGAGGATTACGTCGAAGGAGTCGCAGGTTAAGGTAATCGGAATCCTTAATAAAGCCGACACGCTCGTCGAGTTCCGTCGCGTCTTCGACGTCGGATCGATACCGACCTCGAGAATTACCGTCTCCGACCTCTTTAACTCTCGATCCTGGACCTTCGATACCTCCGTCGCGGAGAAACTCCTTCTCCCGGAAGAGAGACCCCGTTTCTTCGAAACCTTAAAGGATAATCCGACCCGTCGATTTATTCGCCGGGATTACCTCGAAGAGTTCGTCCTCGAAAATCTTAAAAATCTCGAAAAATGACCCTTAAAGGAAAAATCGCCTTAATTATCGTCCTTCCGACTTACGTCGGATTTATTACCCTCGGATTCCTTATCGCCGTCGTTATTTACTTCTTCGCGCTTCTCCTTTCCTTTACCGGGATCGGAGAAGCGTTTGAATATCTCGGGAAGAAGATCCGATCGGAGGCGATAAGGTCGAAGTTCCGCGACTTAAGAAGGAAGGAGGGACTTAAATGAACCCCTTTAAGAAGTCCCCCGGGAACTCGAAGGAGAACGAACTCTTAAACGGGATTACGTTCGTAAACGGGCAGATCCAGCAGTATGACTCGTTAATTTATACCCTCGAGCAGCAGAAGAAGGAGTTTATCCGTAATCGAGAACGTATGGAGAAAGAACTTTCCGATCTTCGGGAAAGTATTAAGAAGACCCCCTTCCGAAAATGACGATCCTCCTCGAGATATTTATTACCCTTCTCTTCGCCCTCTTCGCGATCGCGTCCTTCTTAACCGCGGAAGCCGAAAGGAAGGAGAGACTTAAGAACCGAAAAAAGAACCCTTAAAAACCCTTAAAAATGATTACGAACTTCGAAGAACTTACGGTCGAACTTACGAAGGAGGAGAAGTCCCTCGTTCCGATTATCGTCGATCGATTCCGGAAGAAACCCGGTCGTAAAAATATGGTCTCGAATCCCGCGATAATCGAAGGACTCGAGAGAACCTTCGGGATCCGATTAACGGAACCTCGCGTCCGGAAGATCGTCCAGTATATTCGAATAAATAACCTCCTCCCGGGACTCGTCGGAGTCTCGAGGGGATACTTCTTTACGGAAGATCCCGAGGAGATCGAAGCCTGGATCGAATCCATGCGGCAGCGGGAGAACGCGATCGCCTCCTCCCGGAAGATCGCGGAAGACCACCTCCGGTATCTCCGTTCCGGGAAGACGGGAACGCAACTCGACGTATTCGAATACCTTTAATCCCTACCGACGTGGATAAAAAGAACGCGATCCTTAACCATATCGAGAGAGTTTACCCCGGGGAAGAAGTAATCGTCCTCGACGGATTCGACGACGCGATCCTCGGATTTACCTTCGACGAAGACTTTTACCGGATAATTTACTCCGTCCCGAAGATCGTCGAATCCCTTATGGAATCCGGTATCTCTTTCGTCGAGGCGGTCGAATACTTCGACTTTAATATCCTCGGACTTAACCTCGGAACCCGTGGTCCGATTTACCTTCACGATCCGACTTATATCCCCCCGAATGAACGATTTGTCCTTAATTAACTCCGAGATCGATAAGATCCTCGAACGTCTCGCGGAAGACGACCGCGTATCGATAATCGAGTTCCACCTCCGATACTTCGCGATCGAGAAGGCGAGACGCGACTTAAACGAATCCTTCGCGGGAATCCTCCGACTTATCCGGGAGGATAAAGGAGGGACGTTTTGAAACCTCGATCCTTCCGTCGTATCCGGGAAAGGGAACTCTCCCGGATAAACCTCGAGTTCTTCTCCCTCGTCCGGGGATTCGAAGAGTCCCTCTTCGGTCTCGATTGGGATTCGTCCGACGAATTAAACCGATTTCCGATATTCGAGAAGTATAACGATATTTGGTTAAAGTTCTGCCGACACTGGAAAGAGAACTCCGAGTCCCGAATAATCGACCCGGATCCCCTCGCCTTCTTCCGATACGCGATCGATAAAGACTTTTCGAATCCTCTTACCTATGAAGAAACCCGCGAAGAAACCGACGAAGACCTCGACGAAGAGATCCCCGGACGATAAGAAGAAGATCGCCTTCGATATCTTCGAAGTTTACTCCCTCGGAGGAGTAACGATCGAATCCGTCTGCGGAGAGTTCGGGATTACCGCCAGGACTCTCTGGAATTGGATCGACTCCGATTCCGAACTTTCCGAAGGATATAAAAAGTCGAAGGAGTCCGCCTCTCGAATCGGTAAAGAATCGATCCGGGAGAAGGCGATCGACGGACTTACTCGACTTATATCCGGGGGATTCGTCGAAGAGGAAGAGACCGAAGAGATCTTCGGGAAGAACGGATCCCTCGTTAAGAAGATCGTCCGGAAGAAGAAGAGGTATCTCGCCCCGAATCCGACCGCGGTAATCTTCGCCCTTAAGAACTCCGATCCCGCGAACTGGAACGACGAGATCTCCCTCGACTTCGGGATCGAAGACCAGGTATTCCGGATCGGAGATACGGAGATAAAGTTTAAGTAACCCCCCTATGCGAAACCTCGAAGAAAAACTCCGACGGGCGAAAGAACTTAACTCGACCGACTTCGGGGAATATACCCTCCGCGATAATCCCGGAGGATTCGATCCGAACGAACTCCGATTCTCGATCGGTAATATCGATCCGGATAAGATCTTCCGGAAGACGAAACGAAAGATCTTCCTCCTCTCGATCGGAATCCTTTATCTCGTCGTCGCGATTATCCTCGGGACGATCTCGATCTTCGGATATCTTAAGGACTTAATCCTCTTCTTATTATGAAGAAGGTCGTCTTCGAACCTCACCCGAAGCAGAGGGAGTTTATCGAGGCGGTCTTCTCCGGTCGGTATAAATACCTCCTCTTCGGAGGTGCCGCCGGGGGAGGGAAGTCGTTCGTCTCCCTCGCGACCTTAATCCTCCTTAACCGGATTTATCCCGGATCGAAGTCGTTCGTAATCCGGGAATCCCTTCCGACCCTTAAGAGGACGACGATCCCCTCCTTCTTTAAGTTATGCCCTCGATCCTTTATCCGGTCGTATAACCAGACGGATCAGGTCGTTAAGTTCCGGAACGGATCCTCCCTTACCTTCTTCCCGGAGAATTACGACGCGGATAAGAACCTTACTCGATTCGACGGTATCGAGGCGAACTTCTTCTTAATCGAGGAGGGACAGGAGTGCCAACGGAAGACCTTCGAGAAGTGTAAACTCCGAGCGGGAAGGAACGTAATCCCGGGACTCGAGAGGCAGCCGGATCCGATTATCTTAATAACGTGTAACCCGTCGCAGAACTGGACGAAGGAGGTCTTCCGGGATCCCTTCGTAAAGGGAACTCTCTCGGAGGATTACTTTTACCTCCCCTCCCTTATGCGGGATAATCCCTCCCTTCCGGAGTCTTATCTCGACGGTCTCGAGAACCTCGACGAGATTACGAAGGCGATCTTCGTCGAAGGGAACTGGGACGTAATCGACGTCGAACGACCCTTCGCGTATGCCTTTAAGCGGGATAAGAACGTCCGATCCGGTCTCGAGGTCGATCCCCGGGAACCGATTATCCTTTCCTTCGACTTTAACGTCGATCCGATTACGGCGATTGCGGGACAATCCTACCGGGGGAAGATCCGGATCCTCCGGGAGTTTCGCCTCCGGAACTCGGATATCTTCGCCCTCTGCGAATCGATCCGATCCGCCTTCGGGAGAAGGGACTTTATCGTTACCGGGGACGCGTCCGGATCCGCCCGTTCCGCTATGACCCGAGGATCCCTTAATTATTACTCGATAATTAAAGAGGAACTCGATCTCCCGAAGTCCGCCTTCCGAGTCCCGTCCTCGAATCCGTCGATAAAGAACTCTCGTGCCCTTCTTAACTCGATCCTCGAGAGGCACGCGGACTTCTTAATCGACTCGAGTCTTCAGTTCCTTATATCGGATCTCTTATCGGTCCAGGCTGACGAGACGGGGGATATCGATAAGTCGAAGGATAAGTCGAAGTCCCACCTTCTCGACTGCCTCCGTTATTACCTCTTCACGTTCCACTCGGATTTCGTCCGATTCCTTCGGTAATTCCTACCTTTAACCCTTAATAAAAACCCTCTTATGCTTAACTTCCTTAAACGAAAGAAGACCTCCGGATCCCCGAAACGTAAACGGGAGATCCTCCTTAAAGAAGTTTACCGGGATAAAGACGGTCGCCCGTGGTACGAATACTCGAACCCCCTTACTCTCCCGGCGAAACGGGCGATTGCCGCGGAGATCGCGACCCGGTACGCGGACTTAAACCTCTCGAAGAAGAACCTCCTCCTTATTATCGAGGAGATGAAAAAGAAGGCGAACGACGGGAATATCGTCGAGGTCTTTAACCTCTTATCCGAGATCGAATATCGGACGAACTTCCTCGCGGAGGAGGAGACCTTAACGGAACTCGCCCTCGTTTACTTCGTCGCCGGGGACGAGGAGGACGAGACGACTTACTCCGATATCGACCGGAACCGGAAGATCGAGATCTTTAAGAGGGATCCCGAAGCGAAAGATTTTTTTTTATCCGCTGCGTGGCGGTACACGATTCGATTTTCGGATACGTCCGACGTCGATATCCTCGCTTATTTGAGAACGAATCTCCGGGACGTCGAAAGGTTAAGTCTCCTTACTCCGCGGTCTCGTTAAACGGATATATCGACGAGATAAATTACCTTAATCAGTTAATTTGCGACTCGAAACCCTCCGAAGTAATATCCCTCGAATCCTTATCGGTCGAGGAGTATTATCAGACGATCGCGACCTGGCTTAAAATTATCGACGAGAAGAATAAGACGGTCGAAAAATTCCGATCTTCGGACGAGTCCGGATCCTCCCCCGAGTCCGGATCGAGGAAGAAGTTCTCCGGGGGAAAGTAATTAACGATAAAGGAGAATAAAAAATGGCCGTAAAGAACGTCCTCTTTAAGATCCAAGCGGATACCGCGCAACTCCGGAGGGAACTCGACGCGATAAAGAACCGGATCGACGATACCGGGAAGTCGGTCTCCTCCTTCGGGAAGATCCTCGCCGGTGCCGGTGCCGCGTTCGGAGGGATCGCCGTCGGTGCCCAACTCGCCGGATTCGCGCAGTCCGCCCTTAAAGCCGCATCCGACTTCGAGACTCTAAATATCCAATTTAAGACGTTCCTCGGATCCGCGGAAGAGGCGGAGAAGACGATCGCGCAACTCGAGGAGTTCTCGATAAAGACCCCGTTTACGCCGGAACAGGTTCAGGGTGCGGCGAAGTCCCTCCTCGCCTTCGGTGCCCCGGCGGAATCCCTCGAAGGAACTCTTAAGGTACTCGGGGACGTATCCGCCGGAACCGGGAAGGATCTTAAGGAACTCGCGATAATTTACGGGCAAGTCCGATCCTCCGGGAAACTTATGGGGCAGGATCTTCTCCAACTTATTAACGCGGGATTTAACCCACTTCAGACGATATCGGAGAAGACCGGGACTTCCGTCGCGGATCTTAAGAAGGAGATGGAGAAGGGGAATATCTCCTTCGAGATGGTCGAACAAGCCTTCCGGGACGCGACCGCGGAAGGAGGTCTCTTCTTTAACCTTACGGAGGAACTCTCGACCTCGACCGCCGGAAGGATATCGACCCTCGAAGGGAACTTCGACGCGTTAAAGAGGGGAATCGGAGAAGGACTCCTCCCGGTCTTCGAAGTCCTCGTCGATACCGGGGCGAAGATCCTCGAAGTCCTCGGAAACCTACCGAAGACGATCGACGAGAATCGCGCTGCCTTCGCCGGATTCGTCGTCGTCCTCGGACTCTCGATCGGTGCCTTAACCCGGGATGCCGCGTTAAAGGCGAAGTCCTCGATCGAGACCGCCCTCCTCGCCGGGAAGGAGAGGATCCTCGCGGCAGCGACCGCGTTCCGGAACGTCCAGACTCGACTCGCGACCGCCTCGACGACGGGATTAACGATCGCGCAGAGGATTAACTCCGTCGCGACGACCGCCGGGACGGTAGCCGTTCAGGGATTTAACGCGGCACTCCGGGCGAATCCGATCGGTCTCGTTATTTCGTTACTCGGAACCCTCGCGGCACTCTTCGTCGATTTCGGAGATGACGTCGAGACGACCGTTAAAGAGGTCGAAAGATTCGCGGACGGGGCGACCGCGTATAAAGACTTTACGGAAGCCGTAAAGAAGGGAACCGCGGAAGAGATCGGATCCCTTAAGAAACTTACCGATCAGTTAAAGGCGACGACGAAAGGATCGAAAGAACGGAAGGAGTTAATCGATAAGATTAACGGGACTTACGGAACGACGATAAAGAACCTCGACGACGAGAAGAAGTTCGTTAAGGAGGTCGATACCGCGTACCGATCCGCTGCCGAAGCGATCTCCCTTAAAGCCAAGGCGAACGCTGCGGAGGAGTCTCTTACGAAACTCTATCAGGAACAGGCGAGATTAACCGGGATTATCGACGAGAATCAGGCGAAGATCGACGCGAAACGGGCGGAGGCGAATAAGAACCCCGCGTTCCAGGATACGGACGTCGAGAGGATAATTAAAGTTCAGACGAGTTTCGAGAGTTCGAACGTCGGAGTCGCGAAGGGAGAACTCGCGACCGTTAATAAAGCGATCGAAAGAATAAAGGCGAGTATCCAGGACGAACCGATAAAGACCGATCCCGGTAAACCCGAGGTCGAAGTCGATCCGAAGATCGTCGTCGATAAAGCGAAACTCCGTGCGGATCTTAATAAAGAACTCGAGGAGTTAAAGGTCGATCAGAGGACGCAGAAGATCGAGTTCGTCGATCCGAAGAATATCGACGAGGCGAAGAATAAAGTCCGGGAACTTTCCGAGATCGACCGGGAGAACGTCGATCGGACGATAGATAATCGAATCGCGGAGGCAAAAGCGAATAAGACCTTAACCGACGACGCACTTAAACTCTTCGAGGATATCCGGAAGAAGAGGAAGGAGATTATCGACGAGGCGGAGAATAATAAACTTACTCTTATCGATAAGGACTTCGAGGAACGTAACCGGAAGGCGAGTCTCGAGATCGCGGAAACGGCGACGGAGGAGAAGTTATTTATTCAAGAGACGGAGAACGAGAAACTCGCGGAAGCGCAGCAGAAGGCGATCGAGACCCTCGCGAAGGCGGAGTCCGAATCCGCGAAGAACGCTGCGAAATTAGTCGTCGAGGCGAGAACCCAAGCCTTAAAGGACGGTCTCGAGAAGGAACGAAAGTTAAAGGAGGACGAGATAAAGAGGATCCGGGACGAGGAACTTAAGAACGAGAAACTTACTGCGACCGAAAGGGAGGCGATTAAAAAGAAGGCGGATCTCGATATCCTTAAACTTAACCAGGAGTATCTCGATAAGAAGACGGACGCGACCGATAAAGCGAACGAGACGGATACGGAAGAAACGAAGAAGTCGCAGGACGAGATCCTCGATAAGATCGCGGAGGTCGCGAAGGCGACGATCGACCTTATTAACTCCGTAATCGAGGCGAGAATCGCGGAGACGGAAGTCGCGATATCGAACCAGGAGAAGAGGATCGAGAAGGCGAAGGAGATTGCGGAGAAGGGGAACGCGGAGATCCTCCAACTCGAGGAGGAACGTCTCGATAAATTAAACGAACAGAAGGCGAGATACGTCCGTCAGCAGCAAGCCCTCGGACTTATCGAACTCGCGATAAACTCCGCGATCGCGATTGCGAAGGCTGCCGCGGACGGAGGTGCTGCGGCACCGTTTACGATCGCAGCGACCCTTATTGCCCTCGCTGCCGGATTTATTCAGGCGAAGTCCCAGGCAGCGCAGGCTGCGAGTTTCGCCTCCGGAGGTTATACCGGGGACGGAGGGAAGTTCGAACCCGCGGGAACGGTACACAAGGGAGAGTTCGTCTTTACGAAGGAGAAGACCGCGAAGTATCGATCCTTATTCGAGGATATCCACCGCGGAAGGGATCCGAATATCGCCTCCGGTATCGGAGAGACGATCGTCGTCGTTAATAATGCCGGGATCGACGATAAACTTTCCCGGATCGAGAAGGCGATAAGGGATCAGAGGGGACTCGAATTATCGATCTCGGAGAAGGGAATCCACGGGATCGTCTCGACGTATAACTTTAAGGAATCCCGAATCCGTAACCGCGCACGATAAGATATGGTCTCCTCCTTAAAAATAGAACTTAACGGGACTCTTATTACCGGGAGACTCGACGGGGCGGATACGTTCTCCGTTACTTTACGTCAGTCGGACGAGGACGGGCGACTCGCGAAGTCGTTCTCCTCCGAACTTACTTTTTACGACGACGGATACTCGATCTTAAAGACGGAACTTATCGACGATCCGACCGGATACTCGAAAGAGGTAAAGGTTAAGGTCTGGGATTCCTGCTGCTCCGAAGCCGTCTTCGAGGGAGTAATAAAGGGAGACGGGATCGATTGGTGCGAGCCGGGCTGCTTTATTACCGCGAACCTCGTCGAGGACGACGACTCGATAAACTGCGTCCGATCGACCCTTATCTGGGATAATCACTCCGGATTCCTCTCCCGTTCGTTCGTTCCGATCCGATACTGTATCGAGATCCGACCGGAGTTTATCCAATACGTCTTAATCGGTCTCTTATTCCAGTTAAACCTTATCTTCTTCTCCGTAATCCTCGCCCTTATCCCGGCGATCTTTATTATCTTCGGAATAATATACCTTATCTGTAACGTAATCCGGGCGATCTGCTCCTTCCGGATTCGATTCCGGATCCTCCGGTGGACGATCCAGATTGGCCCGTTCTGCTCCGCCCCGAACTGTAATACCGGATTCACGAATCCGATTACCGTAATAAATAACCTCCTCGACGTCTTCCGGGATCTTAATACCGCGATAATCCCCTGCGGTCGATTCCACCCCTCTCCCTTTATACGGGATTACGTCGAGAACGTCTGCGCGAAGTGCGGACTTACGTTTCAGTCCTCGATCTTAAAGAACCCCTCCTCTCCGTACTTTAACGCGGTCGCGACGTGGGCGCAGATAAAGAAGGGAAGGAAGAAGGACTCGAATAATTTTACCCTTATCTCCGATAATCTTCCGGTCGAGACTCTCGAGACCCTCCTTAATAACTACCTTAAACCGACTTTTAACGCGGATTACCGGATCGTTAATAACGTCCTCGTCTTCGAACGGAAGGACTTCTTCCTTTCGACCTCGACCTGGGTCGATACCGAAACTCTCCTCTCGAACGGAGACCTTATCGATTCCGAGATCTGTTATACGTGGACCGATAAGGAACGATACGCGTTCGGGAGATTCGAGTATTCCCTCGACGCGCAGGACTATATAGGGAACGAGGCGAAGAACCGATATAACGATATCGTCGATTGGAACGTACCTTATTCCCCGTCGCAGACGGGATTCCTTCAGAGGACTCTCCCGGTCGGACTCTCGAGGCACCGGGAGGACGGGATCGATACGGACGTATTTACGTTCCACGAGAACGCTCTCGGAGGAGTAATAAACGCGGTCTTCTTCGGGGCATTCTCGAATTACGATAAAGCACTCCTTATTAACCAACACTGCTTCTTTAACCCGAAGTTTCTTATTTACGATCCGAACTCCGGGAACGACGGAGAAGTTAAGAGGGATTATTCGAACGCGTTCTGCGGAGGCGATCCCGGTGCCGCCCCGGACGAACGGTATAACTACCCTTTTTGGTTCCTCGAAGGGAAGACGAATAATCTTTATTCGAACTTCCACTTTATCGATAATCCTCGTCTCCCGGGGACGACGAACTTCGACTTTAAGTTCTCCTTCCGATTTACCTGCGACGATTACCGATCCTTCGACTTCGCGAAGACCGTCCGACTTATTAAGGGAGGGACGATCGTAAACGGAACCGTAAAGGAGATCGAAGTCGATTTCGTTAAACGAGTAATCTCCGTCTCCGGTATCGTATAAAAAACCTTAATTTTAACCTCGATGATCCTCGACTGCCTCCTTCCCGACGGAACCTCTCCCTCCGATATAAATTACCTCTTCCCGGGAGACTGCTGCCAGACGATTAAGTGCGTCCTCTCGCTTACCCCGGGAGAGACGTTCCGGGAAGTTCACCGGATCGAGTGGACCGATCCGAACGGATCCTTTATCGTTTCCGTAAACGGTCTCCCGTATTCGAATCCCCTTCCGACCCACTTTACGATTACGGACGATCCGGATACGAATATCGAGATCGAGTTAAAGATCTGCGGTAATTACTTCTCGAATCCCGCCCCTTTCGGAGGGAGGCTTACGATTACTTGCCAAAACCCGAATTACGTCGAGACGACGGACTTTAACTTCGATTATTACGACGCGACGACCGCGACCTGTTACCCTACTCCCCAAGCCTTTACCGGGGGGATCTTCGCCTGGCTTTGCCGGGACGGCGACTGCTCCGAAGTAAACGCGGATCCGATAATAATTCAGAACTGCGCTTCGACTTATCTCGAGGTCGATATCTTCGATCCGGGAATCGCGGGACTTACTTTTTATCTTAACGGAGATCTCTCGACCCCTTATACGATCGATCCGATACTCGGATCCGCGACGATCCAAGTCCCTCCGAACTCGACTTCCGAGATATCCTTTACCTTCTGTCCGACTCCCTCCCCGGGATCCTTTACGTTTCAGATTCAGATCTGCCGTCTCGACTACGCGATCCCGGTAAATTACTCGACCGTAACCTGCGAATCCTGCGAAATATCCTGTTACGACGTCCTCCTTAAGACCGAAGCGAACTATATTTTCGACTCCGGAGGATTCTGCGACTTTAATACCTCCTCGATTTATACGAAGGCTGCGATCGGAGAGAAGAAGATCCTCCGATTCGAACTCGTTTACGACCTCGGATTTACCGGGAACGATATCGACGTTTATTTTAATCCGTGGCTTTACGACGTCGTTTGTAACGTCGCGTCGAAGTACGGATCCGGTCTTATCGACGACCCTCCTCCGGCGGGATGGCACTTTAAGTTTCAGCCCGTTTACGTCGGTGCCGGGGCGATACCGATGACCCTTTACGGGGCGGGAATAAACGCGAATACCCAGCGGAATTATTCCGCGACGATCGAGTTCTTTACCCCTGCCGCCGGGGATCCGAAGTTATTCGCGATCGAACTTACCTTCTTCCTTATCGAGGATCTCGATAATTGGGTCGATACGGGAGTAATCGCGAACCAGTGGAAACTCTTAAACTCGCACGTCCTCGCTCCGAATCCGATCGAGAACCTCGTCCAGTCCGTTTATACGGTCGATAAGAGGATCTGCGGACTCGTTTATATCGTCGATCCGGTCCACCCGGTCGAAGTCCCCGGAAGCGGGAATCCGAACGTAACTCCTCCGGTTCCTCCGGATCTCGTCCCTTACGAATGCGGTCTCGTTAAGTCGATTCCGATTACCGCCCGTTACTATAACCGCGGTCTTTACGATGGCCCTTCGGAATATACGAACCCGGTCTTTACCTTAAAGAGGAACTCCGTTACCGTCCCGGACTTCTCGACCTTATTAAAGACGGAGGTCTCCTTTAAGATTAACGATATGCCGGGAGGATCCGGAATAACGAACGTCGTCCTCTGGCTTATCGACGGATCGAAGGCGAATAATTTCGACACGATCCTCGGGAATTACGACGCGTCCCGGACGGAAGTTTATTCGATCCCCGGAGTATCGGTACTCGATAATCATTTTCAGAGTCCGTCGGTCTCTCCGACTCCGATCGGAGGGGGAGTTTACGAATCGAAACTTTACGTCGATACGAACCTCGATCCGAACGGAGTTTATTACCTTATCGCGGTAGTTTACGGATTTACGGATCAGATGGTAAACTCCTTTATCTCCGATCCGATTTACGTAACGGAGATCCCCGGTATCGAAATCTGCTGCCCTCTCGATATTAACTCCGATTGGGCGGACTTTATCCGATACGACGGTGCTTATTCCGAGAACTGCTTCTCTCCGACTATGAAGGAACGGATCCGGAATACTCTCGAGATTACCGCGGGGACGTTCCAGACCTGCCTCGACGATTACGGATTTACGGGAAGTTTCCTCGACGTCCTTACTTCGATCCGATTAAACGTATATCGCCGGGAGGATTCCTTCCCCGCGCCGGGATCGAGGACGTTTTTTTACTTCGACTCCTTTAATTCGATCCGGACTCCCGGATTCCCCGGGAATTGGAATAATACCTCTCCCGGATTTACCGTATCCGACGACGGTATCGGAACGATCTCGACCGTTTACGAAGGACGAGTCCGATACGAAGATACTCTTCCGGTCTCCGGAGGATCCGTTTATACCGCGTTAAACGCGACTCCCTTCGATCGTATTCCCGCCGGGGGACTCGGATCCGTTTACGCTTCGACTCTCGGAATTACTTACGATTGGGCGGATAAGGATATCTGGTTCGAGTACGTATTTACGTTCGACCTTTCCGCCTTCTTCGGGCAACCCTGCGTCGTTAATCAGGTTCACTTAAACCGGATCCACCCGATCGATTTCGAGACGACCCCGAATCCCTTTAACTCCCTTCTTAAACCTCTCGTTATTCGAGGATTCGACGGAACGAATCTCGTCGATATCGATGGCCCGTTCTGCGACGGGACTTACGAATATCTCGAAGTCGAAGTCGCCTCGAACGGGAATATAAATATGCGAGGATACCTTATCGCCTTCCTCGATCCGTTCCCTTACGGAGTAAACGGTCTCCTCGAAGACGACGGAGGAGTCGTATCTCCTTCGGGATTCGTATCTCTCGACGCGTCTCCGATTTACGACGTCCCGAATTACTTTAATACGATCGACACGTTTAAGATCGATCTCTCCCTTCTTCCCCCGGGAAAGTATCAGATCTGCGGACTCTTCCTCGACGACCCTAACTTCGTCCCGAACCCTTAAAAAGAACCCGATGCCGTACTTCTCGAACTACGCTAATGGCCCGCAAATCTGGTGCGATATAACCTCCGGAGAGTGCGATCTCGGGGATTCCCTCTCCCGGATCGTCTGCGCCGAAATAAATATCCTCTCCTGCGCTTCGAACGACCCCTCGAACCCCTGTTCGACCGCCGTCGTTAATAACGGTCTCCTCCTCTGCGACTGCGGGGATTCCGTAAACTGCGACCTCTGCGGATCCGATCTCCCGTACTTTAACCCGGTACTCGGAGACGACGATCTTTACTTTCAGTTTCAGCAGATCGATAATATAAACGGGCAGGATCCGGCGGGACTCTTCCTTCCGTTCGGGGATTCCTTCGGATTCGTAAACGGATTCGTAAAGGATTGCTGCTCCGGCGATTACGTCCTCGACGGACTCGGGAGTCCGAAGTCGATCGTCGCGTATTCCGGAGGAGATAATTTCGTCGGAGTATTCCCGGAGAGGGATTATCAGGGGAACGTGACGTGGTTAAACCTTCAGTCGATACGGATCGACGTCGGTCTCCTTCTTATCGATTTACTCGCGCAGTTCCCCTCCGGGGGAGGGTGCTTTACCCTCGAGTTCGTCTTTAATTACGGGGATATCGGAACCAGGTACTCGCTCTGCACGGAACCGTTTACTCTCGTCGATTGCCCCGAGAAGAAACCGACTCTCCTCCTCCGGGGCGATTATCCCGCCCGGGACTGCTTTAATTATTATTACGGAACCGAAGCGATCGGGGCGGGGAGTTTCTCTTACGTCGGACAGTATCGACTTCCGGCGGTACTCGAGCAGACGAACTTCGAAATAACGAAGGAGGTCGTCGGTCCACGTTCTCGCCCGGTATCCTCGGAGATCGTCGAGAACTTCGATCTTCGATCTTATCGCGTACCGAATCGAGTCGCCCGGATCGTCGCGAATATCTTATCCGCCTCGTCCGTTTACGTAAACGGATTCGAGTATATTTCGGAAGGAGAAGTTTCGAAAAATAACGAACTCGGGAAGACCTGGTTTATCGAGACGAAACTCTCCCGGATCCGCTGCCAGAAAATCTTATCTTGTCCTTCTTAAACTACCGAAAAAAATGATCGATATCGAACTCCTTAATCGAGAACTCGGATCCCTTAAACCCCCGAAAAATAAAGAGAACTGGACGAAGATCCGGGATAATATGTTCGTCCATACTCGAGGGAAAAACCCCGGGAGGATCTTAACCGATCGACGTCCGAACGAGGATCCGGAACTCCATAAATATCGACTCTCGATAATCGAACCGATTACGAAAGGATCGATAAACCGGGCGATCGATAAACTTTACCGGATCTTTATATCCGCGAACTTCTCGATAAAGGTATCGGAGGAACTCTCCCTTTATCTCGACGAGAAGAAGTTCGACGGGCAGTACTTTTACTCTTACGTTCAGAAGTACGTAGTCCGGAGAATGATCGAGGATCCGAACGGATACCTCGCCTGGATTCCTACCGGAGAAGGTCTCGTCGATCCTTCCGTTAAGGTCGAAGTCTCGCCTTTAATTATCGACTCCGGTAAGATCGTTTATATCGACGAAGACGCGATCTCCTGGGAATCGACCGACGACGACGATCGAACCGAAATCCTCCGCGGAGGGAAACGAGTTAAGGAGGGGAAGGTTATTTATACCTTAACGGACGAAGCCTTCTTCCGGCACGAGCAGTACGGGAACGATAAGGATAAGAAGTTCCTTCTCGTCGAGATTTATCGACACGCGATCGGATTCCTTCCGGCGATCGTTCTCGGAGGAGACTCGACCGACGAAGATTACTTCGAGAGTTACTTCTCTCCGTTCGTCCCGTTCGGAAACGAGGCGATCCGGCAGTATTCGGATTGGCAGGGAGTAATGACGACCTCCGCCTTCCCCTACCGGGAAGAGGTCGCGGAAACCTGCTCCGCCCCGGGCTGCCGCGAAGGATACTGTTACGACTCGAAAGTCGAGGAACACGTCGCCTGCCGCGTCTGTAAAGGAACCGGGAAAGTAATCTCTCGATCTCCCTTCGGAGTCTTCCTTCGCCCTCGCGGAGGGAACGTCCTCGACGGGGAATCGACCTCCGAACCGATGGTCCGATTCGTATCCCCTCCGGTCGATATTATCGAGTATTCCGGGAAGGCGTGGGAGACCCTACTTAAGAAGGCGGAGGAGTCTCTTCACTTAACGACGATCGACGAGGCGCAGTCCGGAACGGCGAAAATGATCGACCGGGAGGACTCCTTTATGGTCTTAACGAAGATCTCGAATAATATCTTCGACGAGATAATTTACCGATCCCTCCTTATTATCGAGAAGTATCGAAACGTCTCGGATCCGACCGATCCCGTAATTATTAAACCGATCTCCTTCTCGATTAAGACGGAGGAGGATCTTATCGCGGAGATTAACTCCTTAAGCGATAAGAACGCTCCGGTCGCCTTCCTCGTCGAGACGACGAAGGATCTCGCGAAGAAGAGATTCTCGGGGAATAAAGCGATCTCGAGGATCGTCGAAATCCTCGTTTCTTACGATCCGATTTACCACGTAACGGCGAAGGATAAACAGATCCTTCTCGCTTCGGGAATAATTAAGAAGGACGATATCCTTAAGTCCCTTTACGCGTATAAGACCTTAACCGGGATCGTCTCTCTTAACGGAACCGAATATCTCGAGAAACCTCTTACGGAGATCTTCGCGGATCTCGACGCGGAACTTAAGAAGATCGTCGATTCGTATTCCGCCGGGACGATTATCGATATTCCGGACTCCGTTCCCGGAGAAGTATCCGGAGGAACGGAAGTAACCCCGGAGATCGACGAGAAGAGACTCGAGGCGCAGGCGAACTTAAAGGGAACGGTCGGAGGAGTTCAGGGGATACTCGAGATTCAGTCTTCGGTATCGAAGGGAATTACCGAAAGAAGTTCCGCGGTCGCCCTTCTTAAGGAGATTTACGGATTCGACGACGCGCAATCGAACGCGATCCTCGGGAATCCGAAGTCGATCGGAGAAATCGCGACGAACGAAGTAAACGTATCCGCGTCCGTATAACCTCTCCCTTATGGCCGAAGACGTATTCTCGAAGTCGATCGACGCGATCCTTAAAAAGAAGGACTCGTATATCTCGAAATCCGAAGAGGACTTCTTTAAGGGATTCTCGAAAATCGAGGAGGCGATCTTTAAGGCGGTATCCGAGAAGACTTACGAACTTAACGCGAAGGAGGGGAGACTTATCTTCGACGAATTTAATACCGATATCGTAAACTCCCTTAATAAGACGATCCGGGACGCGATCGAAGGATCCTCTTATCCGACGAAAGTATCTTCTTACCTCCGGGACTTCGATAAGATAAAGGAATTTAATCTCGAAGCGACGAGTAACGTAAACGATCTTAAGGTAAAGGAACTCGAGAAACTCGTTAATCCGGTCCAGAAGGCGGTCGTTAAACAGACTCTCGAAGGTCTCGCCGGGGCGGGAGTCGATACGAACTTCTCCGATCCTTTACGGAACGGTCTCTTTAAGAATATAGTCGCCGGATCGACCTTCTCGGATCTCGAGAATTACCTCCGGGGATTTATCCTTTCGAACGAGTCGAAACTCGGAACCTTCCGGAGGTACGTAACCCAAGTCTCGAGGGACGCGTTAAACCAGTTCGACGGGCAAGTAAACGCGAAGATCGCGGACGAATACGGTCTTAACGCTTATCGATACGTCGGATCGATTATCGAGGATTCGAGACCGCAGTGCCTCCGTTGGGTCGGTAAAGGAGTCCTCCTTCTCGACGAACTTACGACCGAAATCGCCTGGGCGACCTCCTCCGGATCCGGAATGATCCCCGGGACGACCCCGGAGAACTTCGCGATTTACCGCGGGGGATATAACTGCCGACACTCCGCCGTGCCGTTCAAACTTACGAAATCGCAGAGGGAGGAACTCGGGATCGGAGATCCGAAGACCGAAGAGAATCTCGAGAAGGAACTCGATAAGAAGGGAGTCGCCCCTCTTACGGAGGCGGAGAAAGATCTTAACCTTACTTACGGGAAGTCGAAACTTATCCCTCCAGGACTCGAGAATATCGTCGCGGACTTAAAGATCCCGGATCAGGTCTTCGAATTATCGGAGAACGGAAAGTATCGACCCGCGACCTCGAAGGCGAGAAGAGGGACGAAGACTTACGAAAAAGAGTTAAACGATTTTTATTACCTACCGACGACGAAAGAGGTAACTCTCGGAGTAAACGGAACCCGGTGGGCGAAGTCCGAGAAGTTTCAGAAGGCGGTCGTTATTCACGAATACGCTCACCGGACGCACGGAGAGAGGGGGATTTTTACCGGATACGGGGTAAACGCTTACTCGGATCCGAAGCACGTCCGGAAGTTTAACGAATCGGAGGATCTCTTAAGAGGGAAACTTAAGAAGGAGAAACTCGGAAGTAAGGATTTCGATATGCACGAAATATTCTATAAATATCGAGGTAAGTTCGAAGGGTGGACCGATCGCGACGTCCTCGAGTTCTCCTGCAAATATACCGATACGATCGAAGCCTTAACCGCGGGGAACCTCGGAGGAGGACACGGGAAGAAGTATTATCGAGAGAACGGAGGATATAAACGATATCGGGAGTGGTTCGCGCACGCGTCCGAAAATTACTGGATGGGGAACCCGGTCTTTAAGGCGGAGTTCCCGGAACTTTACGACCAAATGAACGATTATTACCGGGAGTTCGTCGTTAAGAAGTTCCTCTCCTCCGACCTTAAAAAGTAATAAACCGAAGAAAAAAAAATGGCCGAAAATCCTACTCCCTCGACGATACTTAAAGAGATCGATCGTCTCCTCGGAGAATATCTTACGATAAACCCGGACGCGGATAATCCTCTCGATTACGTTTACGTTCTCGGACTCGACGGAGTTCTTAACGTCCTCGAAGAGGCGAATAATCGGAAGATCGTTTTTATTATCGAAGAAGAAGCCGAAGACCGGATCGAGTATAAGATAATCGATTCCGGAAACGAATAAGTCTTATCTTTAACCCTTAAACCTAATTAACGATGGTAAACCTTAAACGAAAGGTCGTAAACGTCCGAACCGGGAAAGTCCTCGAACTCTCCGACGTCGCGATCGCGAACCTTAAAAAAATGGGGAAGTTCTCCGATTACGATATCCTCCCCGAACCCGTTAAACTTTCGATCGATAAAGAACCGACTTCGAAAGAGTTCGTCGAGTTTCCGATCCCGGTCGAATCCGATCCGGAACCGACTTCCGAAACTCCTTCCGGGGAAGTAAAAAAGAAAAAGAAAAAGTCTCTCGATAATAACTTAAACCCTTAAAAAAAATGAAGAACCTCGAAACCTTCTTAAAGAAAATCGGAGTTAAGTCCGAAACGATCTCGAAACTTTCCTCCGAGGAGGAACTTAACGTCGAGGATTTCGTAAAGACGTATAAAGAATCCCTCCGCGAAGTTTACGCGAACGATCCGGACTTTATCCAACCGATAAAGGACGAGATCCGCGGATCGGAATTATCGAAGATCGAGCATAAGATTAAGAAGACCTTCGGACTTTCCTCGGACGAGATTAAGGATAAGAAGTTCGACGAGATTATCTCCCTCGCTTCCGAGAAGTCGAAGTCGGTCGGATCCTCGACGACGGACGATTTACAGAAGAAACTCGTCGAACTCGCGAACGAGAATAAACGTCTCCTCGAAGAAGTAATTCCTTCGAAAGAGAACGAAGCGAAAGAGACGATAAAGAACTTCCGGAAGGATTCGACTTTACGATCGATCCTCTCTTCGAAATCTTTAATCGTTTCCCCGGAGGTCGTAATCCCGGCGATTCAGACGCACCTTAACTCGAATTATTCGATCGATCTCGGAGAGGACGGATCCTTTATCGTTAAGACGAAGAACGGTCTTAATCCCTTAAACGAAGACGGAACGAAGGTCGTCGGATTCGAAGAGATCCTCGACTCGCAACTTAAGACTCTCGGAGTCCTTAAGCAGTCGAACGCGGGAACCTCGGGAGGAACTACCGGAGGAGAAAGGAAGTCGATCTTTACGAAGACCGAAGGAGAGTCTCCGAAGTTTAACCTTCCCGGATTAAAGGTCGCGGAAGAGAACGCGGAGAAAATGAAAAATATCCGGACGTTCGGTAATAAGTAAAAAATTACTTATATTCGTCCCGGAGACGGCGGTCTCGAATAAACGCACCTCGGGGAAGGCGATATCCCTTAATCGCCCGGGGAACCGATCCCGAAATCGGAGAAGACGATCGATTTATTTCGATCCGATTCTTATCGATCTCGGGATTCGTCTTTTTCCGGAAACCTTATCTCTTATCTCTTATCTCTTAACTCTTAACTCTAAAAAAAATGGCTTATACCCAAGGACTCTGCTCCGCCCTCCAAGTAAACCTTAACGATATCGCCGGGATAAACGCTCCCGCCCTTAATCGTCAGAAGGTCGGATATCTCGACGCGCTTATGTCGGAGATGAACCGTATGAATATGACCGCGACCGTCGTCCCCTCGGACGGGAAGTTTAAGACGACGCAGGTTAATTACCAGCCGCAGGCGTGCGATTCCGACGTCGTTACCGACTGCGCTCCGAACTGCACCCCGGAGGTAACTCCCGAACCGAAGTCCGTTAATATAACGGAGTTCGCCTGCGCGAAATATAAGATGGCCTTCGCGGAAGACGATATGCGTAAACTCTGCGAGGCGGATTCCGTCTGGGCAGGTCAGAATATCATGCGAGCCATGAACGCGATTAACGTCTCCGTCGATAAGTCTCTTCTTACTCTTCAGGCGAGTAATTTCGGAACCTTCGCGGACGGGGCGAATAATAAGTCCGTCCCTCTTTTTAATTCGACGACGAACGCCCCGAACCCTATGGCCTGGGCTGCGATCCGTCACTTTTACGACCAGACTTCCGCTGCCGGATCTCCTCTTATTATCGGAGGAGGATCGATCGATTTATTCGCGAAGGCGCAGCAGATCGCGTGCTGCAATTCGACCGCCGGAATGGATCTCGCCCGTATGACCGGAGACGGATACTTCTTTAACGACGTAAACGTGAACTCGATTATCGACCCGAAGGAGTTTATCGTTCTCGCTCCCGGGGCGGTCCAGTTAATTACGTGGAATAAATACCTCGGAGAATACGCGAAGAGGAACGACTCTTTCGAGCACGGAACGATCGTCGATCCTTTTACCGGACTCGTTTACGATCTTAAGACTTCTTACGACGACTGCGCGGAGAAGTGGTATATCGAACTCGCTCTTAACTGGCACCTCTTCTTCCTTCCGACTCCGATCCTCTGCGCTGACGCCGGAGTAAACCTTACCTTCCACTTTAGTGACTGCTCCGGCGATCCTATCGAGTGTTAATCCTAACGGAGACGAATTAACGAAGTCGAATAATTAACCTTAAAAAACTCTCGAAAAATGGCAATATGCAACTCGAACTGCGCTCCGGATTTACCCGTAGCGTATTCCGGGGGATGCGGTATCGTAACCCGCCCCGGTGGTATTAAAAAACTAATCTTTATTAAGTGCGACGCGGCAGCCTGGGATTACGACGATCCGGCAGCGTGGACGACCGCGGTAAACGCGGGGAACGTCGTCGCCTCCGGTCTTATCCTCGGACAGAAGCCGAAGGGATCCTTTACGAAAAAGAGGATCGCGTCCTGCCAACCCGAAGGAGTAATCGGGGCGGAGAAGTCGATTACTTTCCAGGATTATAACACGGACACGGTAACTGCCGGAGGAGGCTGTCTCGCTTACGATTTCTGGAATACGATCCTCTCCGAACCGTCCTCTTATCGCTTCGGATACTATACCTGCGACGGATTCTTTTATGGTCCGATTAACGATTTTCAGATCGAGATCGACGAAGTAATCGAGGATAATAATACCGGATCGATTTACTTCGACGGTACTATTCTCTGGAATACGATTACGATGGCCTGCGGAGTCTCCGTAAACCTCGACGGAATTATTTAAGTCTTCCTCGAGGCGACTAAATTAGGGGGACGGATTTCGATTATCCGTTCCCCTTCTTTATATTCGACGAAAAATACGACTTATGATAATCGACTTCTCTCTCTTAAACTCGACCTCTCCGGAAGTACGGAAGGCGATCGACGACTTTCATTACGGACTCGGGAGTTATTACGATATAACCGTAATCCCGGCGGATAATTCGAAGATCGTCGGAACGTCCTTCGCGGATCTTATTACTTCCGGGGACGGATCTCTTATCGTCGTAAACCGATCCGGATTCCGATACCGGGAGAACCGGGATATCCGGAACGTGATCGCTTATACCCTCGAGAAGAACGAAGGTCTCTCGATCGTTAAGAAGTCTTCCCCGAATTACGATCTCTTCCTCTTTACTTTCGAGGAAGGTATCGACGCGGAACTTAATAAGCCGAAAAAGAACTTAATTAAGAGGAGGAAGAAGGAGACCGAAATCGAAACCCCGAATCCGGTAACTCCGGAACCGATTATCGTTAAATTCGACGGAGATCCTTACGAAGAAGAACCTCTCGAAAAATGAAACCCTTCCGATACTTAATCCTCCACTGCACGGCGACTCCCGAAGGTCGATCCGTTACCGCGGAAACCGTCCGGAACTGGCATACGAAACCCCCTCCCGCCGGGAGAGGTTGGTCTCGAGTCGGATACTCGGATTTAATACTTCTCGACGGAACGAGGCATCGATTCGTTAAGCACGACGGCGATAAGTGGATCGACCCCGAAGAGATTACGAACGGAGTCTCCGGGATAAACTCGGAGTCGAGGCACGTCGCTTACGTCGGAGGATTATCGAAGGACGGGAAGACGTCGAAGGATACTCTTACGGAGGCGCAGAACGCGACTCTCTCCGCGATAATCGCGGAAGTCCTCGGATACGCTCCGGACGTTATTATCGCCGGGCATAACCAATTCTCGAATAAGTCCTGCCCCTCCTTCTGGGTGCCGGATTACCTCCTTAATCGATCCCTCGTCCGGATCCCGGAGAAAAATATCTTCTTAAACGATCCCTTCCGATATGGCCCCAAACTGTCTCGATAATTACGTCGGAGTTAAGTGTTTAACTCCTCCTCCCCGTTCGGGATACTATATTAACGACCTCGAGGGACTTAACCTCCGATATGCCGCGGATATCGCGGACTCCGATTACGTCTCCGGACTCGAGTTCCTCCGGTCGAAGATCGCCTTCGCGACGGAACTCGTCCTCTCCGATATCGTTACTTATACGCTTCCTTACTTCCGAATAAATTCGATTATCGACGAATTAACGGCGGGGAAGTTTAAGACGAACTTCCTTCCTCCCGCCCCGGCGGATCGAGGATTCGAGGTTAAAGTCCGAAACTCCCGTCTTCTTCGGATCCGACTCCGTAAAGTCGAGATCCGGATTCTCGAAGCGAATACGACTTCCGCGATTATCGTTACCGACGGAAACGAATCCTTCTCCTTTCCTTTTACGACCGACTCGAACGGATTCGCGGAGATCTTCCCGGACTATCTTTCGAAGACCGACCGGATCCTCGTTACCTTAAACGATACCGCGATAAACGTCCTCGATTCCCAGATAAAAACCTGCGGTGCCTGCTCCTCGATATCCGGTCGATATCTTTACGCTTCCGGCTGGAACGGAACCTCGACCTCGAGTTCCTCTTACGGTCTCTCGATCGACCTTAACGCGGAGTGCTCCCTCGACGAAATCGCCTGTATTCTCTCCCCTCGTCTCGGACTTCCGATCCTTTATCGATCCGGAATCGAGGTCGTAAAGGAGGCGATTACGACCGACCGACTTAATTCCGTAACCCTTCTCGATTCCGAGAAGGGAGAGTTCCTTCTCGACTCTTATTCGAAGGAATACGATAAACTAATTAAAGGACTTATCGAGTCGATCCCGTTATTATTCCGCCGGATCGACGACTGCTGCGTCCTCTGTAACCAATCCCGGTACGGGATTACGATACCTTAACCCCTTAAACCCTCTCTCTATTATGGTAAACTCTCTCTCTCTCTCTCGCTGCGGAGGCGGTTGCGGAGGCGGATCCCGCCCTCGCCCGTCCTCTCCTTCTCGCCCTCGCCCGGTATCCCCTCGACCTCTCCGCCCTTCGCGATGAAATCCTCCTTCCCCGTAATCTCCGAAGCGAAAGAGATACTCGAGTCGGTCTTATCCTTAAACCTTAAACCCGTGGTCTTAATCTTATCCTCCCTCGGGGGATTTACCCTCGGATCCGTTTCCGGATTCGTCTCCGACTGGATTTATACTCCGGCGGTCTCTTTTTACGCTCTTCTCGGACTTATTACGGCGGACCACTTCTCCGGAATGTACCGGGCGTGGGTAAACGATCGCTTCGAAACCCGGAAGGCGTGCCGCGTCTTCTGGACTCTCCTTACCCACGTCTTCCTTCTTTCCTTCGCCTCGAATCTCGCGAAGGGATCCTCCGCCCTTTACTGGCTTGACGAAGGAATCTTCGTTCCTCTCGTCCTCGTTAATATCCTCTCCCTCGTTAAGAACCTCTCCCTTCTCGGACTCGTTAAGAAGGAGTTCGCGAACTTCCTTTATCGGAAGGTCGATTCGTATAAAAACGATCTCGTAAATGCCCCGAAACCCGAAACTCCTCCTCCTCCTTCTCGTCTCCCTGACGACGGTTGTTAATCTCTCCTCCTGCGTAACCGCGGAACGCTGCCGGGCGAAGTTCCCCGAATCGACGTATCGAGTAACGACGATCGTCGATACGACGATTATTACCTCGACGACCTCCTTCGATACGATTATTCGAGTCGATTCCCGGGATACCGTCTTCGTTTACGACGCGACTTCCCGGATAAAGGTTAAGGTCGTCCGAGTCCCCGGGGATTCGATCTTCGTCCGTTCCGAGTGCCCTCCGGATACGATCCGGATCGAGAAGATCCGAACGGAGACGACCTCGGAAAGGATCCGGAATATCGCCTTAAACGGAGGGAAGGATTTATATCTTTCGATCTTCCTCTTATTATTCGCCGTCCTCGTCGTATCTTTATTTATTAACTCCGTAAAAAAATGATCCCCTTCGATAAGTTCGCCTCCCGGATCGGAGATATCGCGAAAGAGATATCCGACCCGGCG